TGTTGAGTAATGCCGCAAGGCCCTGGCAATCATGGGCGAGGGTCTGCGGTTCGAATGCGGCGTGACGGACAGCCATGTCGAGTTGATGATTGTCGACCGGCATACCAGCAAATGGCCCCGGCCCCTGGCTGTCGAGAACGTAGCCAATTCAGCTTCCGCAGTTTCAGCCGGCGTTGATCGGCTGATTGACGGGTTTGTAGCAAGGCTTTCGACCTCCGCGCGTTGGCGCGAGGCGCAGGCAAGTTAATCAAAATCAGATCGCGACTGATGCCCCCTAGCGGGGCTTTTCGTCGTTTGGAGATGTGAATGTCGAATATGTACATCACCGAATACGCAAGCATTGGCGGCAGCCGCGCGCATGTTGCGCAGGAGCCTGCGATTGCGGTTCAGAAGATCAGCTTCACCGGCACGCCCGGAACGTCTGCCGCATTCAACGCGGCCACCAACTTCGTCCGCATCCACGTCGACGGCATTGCCTCGATCAAGTTCGGAACGAATCCCACAGCCGCAACGACGGACCCTCGAATGCCGGCGGACTCAATCGAGTACTTCGCCGTCCCTCCTGCCGGTTCCTGCAAGGTCTCGGCCATCACCAACACCTAAAGCAACAGCAACGATAGGACTAAACAATGGCAAACGACATTCTCCGCTCGATCAAGGGTAAGAGCCTCGGCCTTGGCCCGAAGGGCGAACTCCTGATTGACAAGGGTTACGGCACCAAGATTGTGCCGATCCTGGCCTACAACATGGCGGCTGCCGGCACGGCGCTGACCAACTCGACCAGCGAAACCGCGCTGGGTTCCTATACGATCCCCGCTAACACGCTTCAGCCCGGCTCGCTCATTCAGGTCCGTTTCGGCGGCATTGCGACCGCGACCAACTCGACCGATACGCTGGCGGTCAAGCTGTACATCGGCGGCCTGTCCGGTACTGCGCTGATCTCGATCCCCGCAACCGACGTGGCCGACAACAACGTGTTCACGGGCGAATATGAGATCGCAGTGCGGACGATCGGATCGACTGGTACGATTGTCGGTCAGGGCACGTTCAAGTCGGTCCCGGCGGCTGAAGGTACCATGACGATCAAGGACGACATCCTTGCGTCGACCACGCTGGACACCACGGCGGCTCAGGACATCACTGTGTCTGGTACGTGGTCCGCTCAGTCGTCTTCGGACTCGTGCCGTCTCGACTTCCTGCGAGTGATTATCGCTTAATTGAAGGACTTGCATGGCGCGCGGCGGACATAGGCCCAATGCCGGACGAAAGCCCGGGTCGCCAAACAAAGCGACCGCCGAACGGCAAGCTGAGATAGCTGAAGGTGGGTTGACCCCACTAGACTATATGCTCTCCGTATTGCGTGACGAGACTGCCGCTCCTGAGGATCGAAAGTGGGCGGCCAAAGAAGCTGGCCCATATGTCCATCCAAAGCTGGCGGCAGTCGAACACACCGGCAAGGATGGCGGGCCGGTGCAAGTAACTATCTCAAGTGACGACGCCGGAATCCTTTAAGCTCACCGCAAGGCAACAGGAAGCCAAGGAGCTTCTAAAGTCCGAAGCGCGCCACTGTATGCTTTATGGCGGCTCTCGTTCTGGCAAGACGTTCCTGATTCTTTGGGCCATCGTCACTCGCGCTCTTGCCTATCAGAGCCGCCACGCGGTTCTTCGGTATCGGTTCAATCATCTGAAGGGGTCTGTCATCTATGACACCCTCCCGAAGGTTATGGACCTATGTTTCCCAGGCGTGGCAGATCATTGCCATATGGACAAGTCGGATTGGTTCTACACGCTGCCGAACGGGTCAGAGGTCTGGTTCGGCGGGCTGGACGATAAGGAGCGGACTGAAAAGATCCTCGGTCAGGAATATGCGACGATGTTCCTGAACGAGTGCTCACAAATCCCGTGGTCATCGCGCAACATTGCCATGACTAGGTTGGCACAGAAAACGCCACTGCGCCTGAAGGCATATTACGACTGCAATCCGCCGTCTGAGGTGCATTGGACGTGCCGGGTCTTTGTCAACAAGCAAGACCCGGAAACAAGAACAGGTCTGCGGGACCGCGATGCTTACGGCAGCATCGTTATGAACCCGAGCGATAATAAGGCTAATCTTCCGGCAGATTATTTGAAGGAGCTGGAGGGCCTGCCGGAGCGGATGCGTCGCCGCTTCCTGCTGGGGCAATTCCAAGGCGCCAACGAGAACGCGCTGTGGTCCTATGCACTTTTGGATAAGTGCCGCGTCCTAGAAGGACCGCTAGTCGACCTCCAGCGCATTGTCATCGCAGTTGATCCTTCCGGTTGCTCCGGTGAAGAAGATGAGCGTTCGGACGAAGTCGGTATCGTGGTGGTCGGCTTGGGTACTGACGGTCGCGCGTATCTCTTAGAAGACCTGTCCGGGCGGTATGGCCCCTCTCAATGGGGCAAGTTAGTTGTGGCGGCTTATAATCGCCATGAGGCCGATGCGATTGTTGCCGAAACAAACTTCGGCGGGGCCATGGTGGCCGAGGTCATTCGTGCCGCGCAGGATGCGAGTCAGCCGCGCATTCCCTTCAAAGAGGTGCGCGCCTCACGCGGCAAAGTTGTCCGAGCCGAGCCAATTTCGGCCCTGTATGAGCAGGGCAAGGTTAGCCACGTTGGCTACTATGAACATCTAGAAGATCAGCTCTGCGCCATGACAACAGCGGGGTACGCTGGTGATCGGTCCCCAGACCGCGCGGATGCCTTGGTGTGGGCGCTCAATGAGCTTTTCCCCGGACTCACGCGCCGGGAGCAAATAGCCACCCAGCGCCAGACGACGGCGAACATGGGTTACAGCCATATGAAGAAGAGGCGAAACTAAATGAGCAATTTCTTTGCGCCCAAGCCGCCTCCGGCTCCGACGCCGAAAGAACCGGCTCCGATGCCGGACACCAATTCGCCGGCCAATATCGAGGCCCGCCGTCGCGCGCAGCTCGACATCATGGGCCGCGCCGGTCGATCTTCCACGATCCTGACCGCTCCGAAGGACAGGGGCGACTATTCCAACGCATCGCTGGGTTCCGGCTCCTAGCGCATGAAGTCCAAAGCCAAGACGCTTATTGAGCAGGGCGACCGGCTTTTCTCCAAGCGCGGTTCGATCCTGTCGCTGTGGCAGACGATCGCTGAACAGTTTTACCCGATCCGCGCCGACTTCACCACGTCGCGCTCTTTGGGTGACGAGTTCGCATCGCACCTGATGACAGGCCGACCGGTCCTGGCTCATCGTGATCTCGGCAACTCGCTTTCCGCCATGCTGCGTCCCCGTGGACAGGCATGGTTCCACGCTCGCACGGGCGATGAAGCGATCAACAACGATTCGAGCGCCAAGCGCTGGTTGGATGCAAAGTCCGATGTCATGCGCCGGGCGATGTACGATAACCGCTCGCAATTCATCAGGGCGACGAAGCAGGGCGACAACGACTTTATTGCGTTCGGCCAGACCGTGGTTTCGGTCGATCCGAACAAGAACCTTGACGGCGTTCTCTACCGTAATTGGCATCTGAAAGATGTCGTGTGGTGCGAGGATGAGGAGCTTCGCATCAATCGCGTTGATCGCAATTGGAAGCTGGAAGCCTGTCATCTCGTCCGGCTGTTCAAGGATACTGCGTCTCAGGCCGTGAAGGATGCGGCAGAGAAGGATCCGTATCGCGAGATCAAGTGCAGGCACATCGTTCTGCCGGCTGATCAGTACGAGTTAGAGAAGAAGCCCAAGAACGCCTCGCGGTTCCCGTTTGTCTCGCTCTATGTGGATTGCGAGAACGACACGATCCTTGAGGAAAAGCCCGCCAAGCGCATCAACTACGTCATCCCGCGCTGGGTGACGATTGCCGGGTCTCAGTACGCTCATTCGCCGGCAACGGTTGTGGCGCTGCCCGATGCGCGCCTGTTGCAGCAGATCACGCTGACGTTGCTGGAAGCCGGTCAGAAGGCCGTCGATCCGCCGTGGAAAGCAACCTCGGAAGCCGTGCAGGGCGGCGTGAACGCCTTTGCTGGCGGCATCACCTGGGTTGACCCTGAATACGATGAACGTCTCGGGGCGGCTCTGGAGCCTCTTATGTCAGGCAATCCCAACCTGACATGGGGTGACGCGCGCGAAGAGAAGATCGAGCGCATGATTTCGGAGGCGTTCTATCTGAACGTCATCAACCTGCCGGAAGCAGCTCAGGGCGACAAGATGACCGCCTATGAGACGCAGCAGCGGGTTCAGGAGTACATCCGCCGCGCTCTGCCGCTCTTTGAGCCGATGGAAGTGGAATACAACGGCGGCCTCTGTGAAGCGACATGGGATGTCGCCATGGACCTTGGCATGTTCGGCTCGTTTGAGGACATGCCCGAGATGCTGAAGGGCCGTGAGCTGGTCTGGCAGTTTGAAAGCCCGCTTCAGGCCGCCAATGAGCGTGTGAAGTCTGAAGCGTTTATCCAGTCCTCGCAATTGCTGACGCAGGCCATGCAGCTTGATCCGTCCGTGCGTTACGATCTCGATATTGACACCGCGTTCCGTGATGCGCTCGGCGGTATTGCTCCGGCGAAGTGGATTGTCCCGGTCGAACAGGCCGAGCAGTCCAAGGCGCAGGAGCGTCAGTTGCAGCAAGCACAGCAGGCCGCGCAGGCGATGGCGACCGGGGCGGATGTTGCGACCCGTATGGGCACGGCGGTCGAGAGTGCTGGTAATGCAGCACAGGCCGTCCGTGATGCCGGGATTGCTGCATGAAGGTAGTGTCTTACGACTTTGGCCACTCCATAACCATTGTCGCAGCGGATGTCTCTCCTGGTGGGATAACTTGGCTTTCTCCCGAAGATTTGAGATTGGCCGTGCAGCCTCAATGGATCGAGGATAAGCCGCGCGTTCGGGTTAAGGCTGGCCGCAGAGTTGTCGATTGAGCAAGCGCCCCGTCGTCCAGCCTTGGACATCGATCGATGCTGACGACGCAGATATTGGCGCAATCAAAGCGCTAAACGCCGGTAACGCGAACGAAGGCCAGCAGAAGCGGGCCTTGAGTTTCATCATTCATCGAATAGCGGCCACCTACGATATGTCCTTTCGCCCTGGCGAGGACGGGGACCGCGCTACGGCTTTTGCTGAGGGCAAGCGGTACGTCGGCAATCAGATTATCCGGCTGACGAAACTGCCAACGAAAGCCAAACAATAGGAGCCTTGATGGCTGACGAGAATAACGGCGGCAATTCCGATAATGGCGGCGCCGACGATAAGACGAACGATACCATCCTGAATGCCAACGCTGGCGCGGATGGTCAGCAGCAGGCAAACGGCAAACAGCCCGATAGCCAGCAGCAACAGAACAATCAACAGCAGAATCAGCAGGTCGACTGGCGCGCCCGCCTAGCTGGCGAGGACAAGGAAGCGCTGAAGCGTCTCGGTCGCTTTACCGACGAAGCGGCGTTCTACAAGTCGTATCGCTCGCTGGAAGCCAAGCTGTCATCCGGCGAGATGAAGAAGGCTCTGCCGGAAGGTGCATCTCCCGAGGAAGTCGCCACTTGGCGCAAGGAAAACGGCATTCCCGACAAGCCGGAAGGCTATGTTGAGAAGCTGGCCCTTCCGAACGGTCTGGTCATTGGCGAGGCGGATAAGCCGATCGTTGCAGAGTTCGCAGCGGCTGCACTTGAGGGCAACACTGATCCGGCGGCCTTCAACAAGATGGTCGCGAAGTACTACGAGATTCAGGACAAGCAGCGTCAGGCGCAGGAAGACGCGGACGCTTCGTTCAAGCAGTCCTCGGAAGAAGCGCTTCGTGAAGTCTGGCAGGGGGCGGACTATCGTCGCAACCTGACGGCGGTCAACAATCTGCTTGCCGGCTGGCCCGATGGCCTTGCTGCCTCGATCCTAGCCGGACGCGATCCTGAGGGCCGCAAGTTTGGTGACAACCCGAATTTCATCAAGCAGCTTGCAAGCCTCGCGCTTGAGCTGAACCCCGCCGCAACGCTTGTGCCTGTCGGCGCCAGCGATCCCGGCAAATCCATTGAAGGCCGTTTGGCCGACATCACTGCGATGATGCCAGACCGAAATTCTGAGTACTGGAAGGGTCCGAAGGCGGAACTTCTCCAGCAGGAATATCGCGATCTCATCGACGCGCAGGAAAAGCTCAAATCACGCGCTGCGTGATCTGTACTCGCGCCAGAACCCGGACAACCCGCAAGGCCCCGGCGTGACAGCGCAACTCACCCGCTGACTCAAAGCCCCGACTGGCGCGCAAGGCCCGCATTCTTCGCGGCAACCCTGTCGCGCGCTCATATCGGACAACCTGAGACGAAGCAGCCCCTCACTTGAAAGGAGCTGCCATCATGGCATCCACCGCTTTTCAAACCCAGTACCGGCAGGAGTTTATCGCCGGTTTCGAGTTCCGGCAGTCGCTTCTTCGCTCTTGCACGGTCACGGAGACCGTCATCAAGGGCAACACTGCCACCTTCCTTGTCGCTGACTCCGGCGCGGCTACCGCCGTCACCCGTGGCGTCAACGGCCTGATCCCGGCTCGCTCGGACAGTCTCACTCAGGCAAGCGCGACGCTGGCCGAGTGGCACGATCTCGTCCAGAAGACCGGCTTCAACGTGTTTGCTTCGCAGGGCGACCAGCGGCGCATCATGCAGGAGACCTCGATGGCCGTGGTCAATCGCAAGATTGATCTGGACATCATCGCCCAGCTTGACACCGCGACCAACGACACTGGCGCCTATGCCACAGCATCGCTGGCGATGGTTGCCAAGTCGAAGGCCATCCTCGGCATCAACTACGTCCCGACGAATGAAGTGGACAATATGTTCGCTGTCATTACGCCGGCCTTCATGGCGTATCTGATGCAGGTCGAGGAGTTCGCGAACGCCGATTATGTCGACGCGAAGCCTTTCACGGGCCGTCCTGGCACCATGCTGCGTTGGTATGGCGTCAACTGGATCGAGAACCCGCTGTTGAGCGGCACCGGCACTGCTTCCGAGAAGTGCTACATGTTCCATCGCAATTCGATCGGACATGCGCTCGACAAGGCCACCCTGCAGACGCCGGTCGGTTACAATGAGGAGCAGGATTATTCCTACGCTCGCGTGACCGGCTACTTCGGCTCCAAGCTGTTGCAGAACTCTGGCGTTGTCCAGATGAAGCACGACGGCTCGGCCTACGTCGCCTCGTAATTGATCGGGGCTTCGGCCCCGGTTTTCCATCACTCACTTTGTAGGAGGCCATAACATGGCTGGTTATTCTACTTCAAATCCTCCGATCCTGATCTCTCAGGGCATCGGCGGTGGCGGTCAGCTCTGGTCGTATTCTTCGACTGACGCCGGCACTTCGGTTGACGCTGCTGGTTACTTCACCAACGGCCTTGACCTCGGCATGAAGGTTGGCGGCGGCGTGATCGTCGTTGACTCGGATGCCTCGCCGCCGGAAGGCGCGATTGCGTTCATCAATGCGGTGTCTGCTTCGGGCACCGACATTACGAACGGCACGGCTGCGACCGACTCCGACTAATCGTCGGCTCACTGAGGGCGGGTCATTGTGGCCCGCCCCTTTTCTTTAACAAGGACCATTTATGGCAGAAGAAACCAAGCGAGAACGCAAGCTTCAGGCTTCGCGCTTCAATCTTGCAGAACACAAGCGCAATATCTTTCACGTTGTCCCGGAAGACGGCGTAACGCTGGAAGACGTGCTTGAGCCGTCGTTCTGGGCGCATATCTCCAATCGACTGCGGCCAACCGATCGCATTGAGGTTTACGCAGAAGACGGTTCCTATTTTGCCGAACTGATTGTCCGGGAAGCCGGTCATCTCTTCGCTAAGGTCCAGGTTCTCCGCAAGGTCGATCTGGAGGGCGAAACCTCCGGCGCCGTTGCTTCCGTTTCTGGTCATGACGTCGCGTGGAAAGGCCCCCATCACAAATGGGCGGTCGTGCGCGGCAAGGATGTGATCCAGGGCGGCTTTGACACCAAGGAAGGCGGCTTTGCGTGGCTTGCCTCCAATTCGAAGTCCTTGGCTGCCTAAGTGGCAACGAAACTCGGCCTCTACAACGGCGCATTGCTGCTGATCGACGAGCGCAAGCTGGCTTCGCTTACGGAGAACCGTGAGCCGAGACGGGCGCTTGACGACGCATACGATCAGGCTTTGCGCTATTGCTTGGAGCAAGGCTTGTGGAACTTCGCAATGCGCGCCGTGCAGATCGACGCATCTGCCAGCGTGGAGCCGACGTTCGGGTTCAACAACGCATTCACGAAGCCAGACGACTTTATACGCCTCCAGCAGATTGCGGATAATGAGCGCTTTGAGCCGCCGTTGCTCGGCAATTCCGTTGTCGATGAGCCGAACTACTGGTTCGCGAACTGCGATCCATTGTTTGTCCGGTACGTCTCTGACGATACGGCGTATGGCCTTGATCTGTCGATCTGGCCGGCAACGTTCACGAATTACGTTGAACATCACTTGGCCGTCCGCGTCTGTAAACGGGTTACAGGTAAAGAGGCTAGCGATAGCCTCAAGAACGACCTGAAGCGCGCAAGGGCTGATGCTCGCGGCAAGGACGCTATGAATGAGCCGGTTGGCTTCCCGCCGGCTGGCACATGGTCTCGCTCGCGTGGCGGCATGACCAGCCGTTCCCGCTGGGATGGTTCTTTCAGGTAATGGGAAGGGTTCGCGCTCAACAGCTTGCCTTTAATCGAGGCGAGATTTCGCGCTATGCGCTGGCGCGGGTTGATGTTGAGAAGTTGCGCCTATCTGCGCAAACCCAAGTCAATTGGGAGCCATGGGTTCTCGGGCCGATGATGTTGAGGCCGGGCTTTGAATATTGCGGCGGGATCAATGACGATCTTACGTCGCGCTTGCTTCCGTTCGTATTCTCGAACGATGACCTTGCCCTTCTGGAATTGACCGATAGCACATTGCGAGTGTGGACGGTCACGGATACCGACGAAACCCTTGTGACGCGGTCCAGCGTTTCAACGGTGGTCACGAATGGCGACTTTGGATCTTCAACCGGCTGGACGCTGACGACTAGCGGTTCCGGCGCGGCGGCGACCATTTCAGGCGGAAAGCTCAATCTGGCGTCGCCCGTTGCGGGCGGGCTGGCTCAAGCCAAGCGTTCTGTGACTGTT